TCTCAATGCCGCGCGGCAGGATCTGCTCGCGGATGAAGTCTTCCTGCCACTGCGGCAGCTTTTTTTCTTCTGTTGTCGTCGAACTCATTGGCTCAGCTCCATCTCATAATGTCTGCGCGTTTCGCGGAATGAAGCCGCCTCTGCGTATTTCGCAAACCCCTTGCGACCGTCAGTCTCAATCGCGTCCATTTTAGCTTCTTTCGCTATTTTTGTCAAAGTGGCCAACGCCTCTCCGGCCCAGAGGTGCATGTCCTCTCCGCCCATCCACTCGATCTTGAGGTTGCGGCGCAGCGGGTGGTGTAAAATGCAGGTCACGACGGACGCCATTGGCACCCCGTCGACGTAAACCATCCACAGCAGTGACATGCCATCGTATAGGTCTTGGATGATGTGATCGGCGTCTACATTGTCCTGGCGCGCAGTAGACATCGCTATGAAGCGCCGCGCGTCGTCGATCACCGCCGGCAGGTTCTCCGGCAAAACTGCGAACATTTCCACCTTGGGATCTTGCTGCGGCTCGAAGCTGACCTTTATGACGTTTTCTCTATTCATCCATGAAGCCTCGTTATCGCAATTGTGGAAGCTGGTGCTGCGGGTGCAAACGCCGTTGCCGCAGTTGCATCAAGAAACCCGCTGGTGCTGTCAACAGCCCACATCGCCTCCAAGTAATCTCCGGCGGCAAAGTTAAAGATAACAGACCGAGACACGACAAGCGTTGCTCCGTTTTGGTGCAGTGCGTTCTTCATCGTTGACCCAGCAACGTCAACGCCGTTGACGCGTGGCCAGAACCAGAAGTTTACAGTTGAGCTGGACGTGGACGCAATTTGCGCCGAAAAGCTAACCATGTACTCGCCAGCCTCTTCGAATACTATTCGAGAGGCTGGTGTGCCGTTTGTGATACCCTCGGCAGAGCTTGATGTGTACGTTAAAGCGTAGGCGGTGTCTGTAGATGCCGCAGTCTGATCCGTTGTAATGCCGCCAGTATAATGGCCATCCTCCAGCACGATTTGACGAAACTCACCGTTCTTAGAAACGACAGGGTAGCCGTTTACTTCATCCCATAATATCACCCCATTCTCAGAAGGGTTGTCCGTTGCTGTTTTAAATCCTAGCTTTGCTAAGTTTTGCTGCAAGTATAACGAAAGTTGACGCCCCCACTGGCGCAAATCTGGGCCAATAGGGGGCAATATTGGGGCTGGCATTATCTACGCCCCCCAGCCTGAATATCAACCCGCATATTGCCAACCCTAAAGTCTGACAAGGCTGCGCCCTCGACGCGCATTCTAATCTGACGGCCAGTAAGCCTAAGTGACGTAGGGTTGGACGTTGCGAAAGGCCCGTGGCTTGTTTCAGTGCCGTTAGAATAGAACCTTGTTTTAAATGTTAAATTTACTTCGCCCTGAGCCTTTTCATCTGGAATAAGGCTGGTGATCCGCGCCACTTGATCCCCTGAGCCTATAGATATAGGCCCGGTTTCGGCAAAGATTGATGAGCTATCAACATTTAATCCAACCTCATGGTCATATATATCGCTATCTGCATTGTGGCCAGCCATAAGAGGATACAGAAAAACACCGCGCTGCACGCCGCTGGTGCGTGATAAGTTGCCGATCAACCAGTGACCCTCTTTGTAATCATAAGCGACATATCGGTCTATTTCTGTTGAGTCTTCTGAGCAATAAAACCACCAAACTTCGCCGTATTGGCCATTGGCAAACGACCAAACCTTTGACTGCTGCGCCGTGTTAAAGTCGCTAAACACATAGTCAAAAACGTCGCACGGTATTTCCTGAACGCTGTTACCGTCAAATCTAAAGAAACCGCGCTGCCCCATCCAGAACACGCCCATGTCAACGTCGGCCGCAGCCTTTCGAGATATGGCCCCGCAAGAGGTTCCAACACGCTCAAAGCCGTAAACATAGGGCGGGCCAGTATAACGCGCGGTATGCGCTGACGTATCAGTCAGAATAAGCGTCTGGCCTCGCGTTCTAATGCCCTGCATAATTTGCCCGCTGTCAGAAAGCTCAATGTCGCCAGCCTCGTTTGTAGCCGCTGGCGTCCATAGCGTGTTGTTTTCTCGGTCACACCATGAAATCTTACGAGGATTACCTCCGCTACCAAGGGCAAAGATAAAACGCTCTTCTGTTACAACTAAGCCAAGATTATTTATTGGAGCATTTGCAATGGGCGCGGCTTTAGTTCCAGACCCAAGCTGCCATTCCAACAAACGCTTATCATCTTTTGAGCAGGCTACAAGATATTCGCCAAAGTTGTCTAAACTCCACGTCGTCGCCTCTAGTGGTATAGCATTCGTACTCTGCTGGATTGGCTGACCGTAATAGCCGATTCCATAAAATCCATTCCCATACCCTGTGCCAACCTCTGCATTTTCACGACCAGCAGTTAAGTCGGTGGGCGTAATATCATAGATGGTTCCGCCGCCGACCATTGCCTTTAATTCGTTGTAGGAGCCGCCAGCAAGATAGGCATCACCGGAATTTGTCTCCCAACTGTGCATACCTCGCACGGGATTTGTGCTGAACGACGCTTTTCGTTCCTGCCAACCGCCAATGGGGCGCAAGCTATTATCTCGCCACCTGACCAAACTTCCGTCGCGCCAGCGTCCAGATTGCTCTAAGTCGGTGCCGTTGCGGTAAAAGCCTGCGGGTATATCCAGCGGAACCAACGCCATCTTATTCTGGCTTTTCTGGCCAGGTTACATTGTCGGGGAATCCATCCTGCTGCGGCAAATCCCTTAAAGCACTTCTGTAATCTAGTTGGGCTTGTGTCGGCGTTCTGTCAGGCAGAACCCACCAGTCAGTAGCTGCTAACAAACCATTACGCTCTGCTCTTACCATGTTAGCTAGATCTGGATTAGTGCCGCTATTAAAGTCATCAATCTCAGCTTGAGTTAGAGCTACTTGTTGTCCATTAACATACTTATACATATTAGTAATCCTTCATACCATACAATGCTACAACAGCACCAGAAGCAACGCTTGCACCTGTTTTGTGGCTAAGGTTAATTGCGTTTACTGCCACCTCAGTATCGTATACTCCTGTATTAATAAAAACTTTTGGAGTATGAATTATACTGTAATTTGTATTTGTCGCACGAATTATAGCTGATGTATGTGTGCTAGCGTTAAGAGGATTGAATATATCAATAACACCACAGCTCCCTGTTGAATTAATAAATTCGTCATCTGCTTCGTTGTTAGTTGCAACAATAATACCAGATGATGCCGAGTTGCTACCTTCCGTTGTGCTAGTAAAATATTGACTCATACTATGGTAGCCAGTGGTAATCCAAGAAGTACCGCTATCGGTGCTAAACTCTAACCACAAAGTTGTACTACCAGTGCTGGGTTTTACATAATTGAACACTAGCTGAAAATCTCTATAACCCGTCGGCAAGGTGAAGGTTACATCTGAGGCGTTTGACGAAAGGACAGTTTCGCTGATTAGCTCTAAACGTCGGTTAAGTTGTGTCTGAATATTACTGGTCACGCCGTCAGTGTGGTTAAGCTCTGCCGCTGTCGCCGTTACACCATCCAAGACGTTTAATTCTGCCGCTGTAGCCGTTACACCATCCAAGATGTTTAACTCTGCCGTGGTCGCCGTTACACCATCCAAGATGTTCAATTCTGCCGCTGTCGCCGTTACACCGTCCAAGATGTTTAACTCTGCCGTGGTCGCCGTTACACCATCCAAGACGTTTAATTCTGCCGTGGTCGCCGTTACACCATCCAAGACGTTTAATTCTGTCGCTGTCGCCGTTACATCTGTGCCGTTGATGGTCAGTGTGCTTAGATCAGGCGCGATTGTGCCGGACGTGCCGTTTATGCCGTCAACAATCGTATCCAACGCCGCGTTGACAGTTGTACCCCATGTGTTCTCTGAGCCGCCGACGGTGGGCTTAGTTATGCTGATAGTCATTTAATAGCCTCGCGCTTTTTTGCACTATACCTTATTTTGCCAGCAATGGCTACGCCGCCTGTTGCTCTGTCCAAGTCGTAGCAGAAATTGATTGTTCTGTCCACGTTTCCGCGTTAACAGCTTGTTCTGTCCAAGTTTCAGGCCCGACAGGTTCGACCTGCCACTTGAACCTCGCTGGGCCAACGGTTGGAGATCCAGCAACGACATTGTCCAGAGTGATGCTGTGGGCTTGTGTGATGCTTGAGTCGCCGACAGTTGGCACACCAGCTACAACATTTAGCGGGATTAAGTTGCTGACTTGGCTAATCGAGACAGTCGCAACTGTCGGAACGCCGCTCGTAATGTCAGTAGACGTTAGCGCAACATTTTCAACCAGCGTTGAATTACCAGCGGTTGGGACGCCAGTGGTAATGTCAGCTGACGTTAGGCTTTGAGCGCCAGTTATAACGGATGTACTAACAACAGGTGCGCCAGCGTCAATATCCAGAGCAGTTGCATTGTGAACTTGGCTAATTGTGACATCGCCAACGGTTGGTGAGCCAGACACAATGTCGGTTGACGTTAGAACACTTTGTACCGCTGCCGTGGGGGTGCCGACAGTAGGCACGCCGGACGTGATGCCCACTAATGCCAGCCCGTTGACTTGGGTAATAGTGGAAGCCTCGACAGTCGGCACGCCTGTTACAATGTCAGCCCCAGCAAAAATGTAATTCTGATCTAGGTCAGGCGACCCAACAGTCGGCGCACCTGAAACAATGTCAGTTGCTGTTAGATTTTGGTCGTTTGTTGTTGTAACGTCAGCAACGGTTGGGGTTCCAGACGTGATGCCTATTGCCGCCAGCGTGTGTTCTTGAGACATTGCTGACGCTGCAACCGTAGGAGTGCCAGTTACAACATCAACGCTGATTAATGCGTAATTTACGTCTATGTCTGAAGTCGCAACGATGGGCGTCCCGGCCACAATGTCAACGCCGATTAACGCTTGGTTTGCGTCTGCGTCTGGTGTGCCTACGGTTGGCACACCTGCCGCAATATCATCAGACGTAAGGACATGCCCCTGAGAGATTGTTGAGGCAGCAACCGTGGGTGCGCCTGCAACAATGTCCACAGTAGATATAACCTGCTCGGAAGCAGCCCCGGTATCCGCTAAGGGGGCAGAAGCTAGAGGACTAAAGCCAAGCATGTGTTACTCCTTAAACGGCAGTCGATCCTACCATGTCATCCTGAGCCATTACCCAAGAATAGCACTTGTCCATGAATGCGTCACCCGATGCAGCCTGAACGTCAGTTAGGTTTGCGTTGTACCGCTTGAAGTCCACCTCACGAGTGTCGTCACCGGGAGTTGCTGTCGCATATGCTGACAGGTCAATCATCACGCTGAACTTTGGATCAGTTCCACGTTGACGGCTGATTGCCGCTGTCACGATGCGGTAGTATGCGTTGTTGAAAGCGATGCCGTATTGGGAGGCACCTTCTGCGATGTTGTTTTGAATAGCCATTGAGTTTCTCCTTTAGGCGTAAGTTACTTCAGATGTGTGGATCGTAGCGACCCAGCGGATGTTTGTCGATGCTGCACCTGTGGCCTCTACTTTAAGACCACCGTTTGTTGTGTCAGCGGATAGTGCCAAGCCCCAAGACGGTGTGTTGTCTAGGACAGTTGTTGCGCTGTTAACTAGCACTGTCGTACCAGCAGAACCTTCCCTGCGGATCAAGCCCTCGATCTTCCATGCTGCACTTGCTGTGCCTGCCGAGGCTTGCTGACGGGCTACGATGGTGCCGTGGAAGGCGTAGGCAGAGTTGTTGGGGAGGATGATTTGGTCTGTTGTGCCAGCTACGGTGTTATCGGTCGTTAATGTTTCTGGCGTGGCGTCTGTGGTGTCGCTGCGGAGAACAAATGTCCCTGTTTGGGCGTCACCATAGGCGGCAAATCGACCACTGGCATACGCTAACTTGCCGAACACACCCGACAAGCTTTGATGACCCATCGCCACAGAATAGATTTGCGTAGCGTTGGCCTCGGTTCCAATCGTCATGGAGGCTGCGCCGCTTGCGATGTTGCTGCGACCGAAGCTAAACGAATTGACGCCGGACGTTTTTGAAAACCTACCAATAGCCACAGAGTTAGACCCAGTAGCACCATAGGAACTTGTGTTGTCGGTTATAGCTGCTGCGAAGCTGCCCGTGCCACCTGCACGACTTGCTCCCAGTGCAACACTGCTAACACCTGCCGCTTGTGCATTTTTACCGATAGCTGTTGCTTCATTTGAAGTAGCGTCTGTATCTTTACCAACAGCTAACGCACTACTACCATTAGCTCTTGCATTCATACCTATGGCAACTGCTTCGGTGTTTGTTGCACCATTAGAAACACTAGAACCAATCCCGATAGCAACACTGCTTGTACCGCTTGCTAATGATCCACCTAGAGCAACTGAGCCAGCACCAGAAGCAATTGAACCTCCAGCCGAACTGTTTGCACCTAAAGCTGTAGCATAATCACCACTAGCTTGTGTTGCTCTACCTATTGCCATAGCCCTGTTTCCAGAGGCATTTGCGCTTTCACCCATAGCAACTGTATTAAAATACGTCGATTGCGCACTGTTACCTATTGCTACGGAATTACTTGACGTTGCCTTAGCCTGATTCCCCATCGCAATACTATTAGCACCAGTAGCGCCATAGCTAGATGAGTTGGTTGATATAGCTGCTGCGAAGCTGTCTGCACCAGAAGCGTAACTGTCTCCAATTGCAACAGCCTGTGCGCCAGTAATAACTGTTGCATCGTGACCTAATGCAAGTCCACCGACTGATAGAGCCTGTGCGCTAGATCCAATCGCTACTGCATCTATATTATTTGTAAATGAGCTTGAGCCAAAAGAAATACCACGCAATCCAGATGCAGTAGAATTAACACCAAAACTAAATGCTTGGTTTCCAGTAGCATCAGCACTTGAGCCAATACTCACACTATTTATGCCAGTGCTTGTTGATAGTGGAGCAAGGGAAAGAGCATTAGTGCCAGTAGCCGAAGGTAAAGTAGATGTACCATCGTAGTTCTCTGCGAACAGATCAGGTGAACCACCACCGCCTCCAGCATCAGCAAACGTAACAGCACCTGAGCCGTCTGTGGTTAGTACCTGACCATTGGTGCCGTCTGAGGTGGGTAGGGTGTAGGCACCAGACACCCTGACCGCGTGTCCCGAAGCGCCTAACGAAACTTGGTTTATCGCAGTTGTTGCTGCACCTGCTCCGACCGCTGTTGAGGATTCGTGTGTCGCTTGTGCGGCATATCCCAAAGCCATACTGAAGGAAGCTGTGCTGTCAGCGGTGTAACCAATCGCTACAGCACTTGCGGCACTCGAAACTGCACTGTCGCCAATGCTTATTGACCGTGTGTCTGTCGCTTGACTAAAACGGCCAAAACTAAACGACCTAGAACCAGTAGCTTTTGCCCTGTCTCCCATTGCAGTACTATTAGCCCCAGTAGCACCATAGCTTGAGGTGTTGTTGGCTATGGCTGCTGCGAAGGAGTCTGCTCCGGAGGCGTAGGAACCACCGAGGGCCATTGCGCCTAAGCCCGTTACAGCTTGGGAGCCTGAGCTTGCTGAGTTTTGACCTAATGCGGTTGAATATGAACTTGTTGCATCCGTATTGGTTCCTATAGCGGTGGCATACACAGCCGTGGCAGTTGCATTTCTGCCGAAAGACTGTGCGTAAAGTCCGCTAGAAACCGAACCAAAACCAAGGGCTATCGCACCCGTAGAACTAGCATTGGACCCACTCCCAACAGCAACAGCATTCGTACCAGTAGCACTAGGAGCCGTAGGGCTAGACGGGTTCTCAGCATAAAGCTCTAAAGCTGCACCACCACCACCACCAATCGCTGTGCCATCCAAGAGCAGGTCAGTTCCGTCAGAGCTAAGTGTAACGCCGCTGCCTGAGCCTGTGTGATCTAATTCAATCTTACCCATTATGCGTATGTAACCTCGCTTGTGTTGACCGTGGCAACCCACCTAATGTTTGTAGCTGCTGCGCCAGTAACCTCTATCTTCAAGCCGCCGTTGGTTGTGTCAGCAGTGAGTGCAATGTCCCACGCAGACGCACCAGCAGAGGCATACAGCTTATTCTTGATGCCATTGCCAAGCACAGTCGATGCAGCATTGGCGTCACGCAGCAATGCACCCTCGATCTTCCAACTTGCGTAGTCACTGCCCGATGCTGCGCTTTCACGGGCTATGATTGTACCTGAGAAGCTGTAGGCAGAGTTATTGGGTAGGATTACTTGGTTGGTACTTCCCGCTGACCCACCATCAGCCGTAGGTATAGTTGCGGTTGCGTCTGTAGTAGCCGCACGAAGAATAAACATACTACCCTGAGCATCTCCATCAGCAGCAAAGCGACCACTTGCAAAAGCCTTTTGACCATATTTGCTTGCGACTGCTCTAAAGCCTACTGCAAGAGAACGATCTCCAGAAGCCGTCGCTCCTTTTAAACTTACAGCCACGCTTCCTGATGCCGTACCGCCAAGGGCAACAGAATAAGCTCCTGAAGATGTACCGCCAAAAGCGTGTGATTGAATGCCGTTAGCCAAAGAACTCGTACCCAAGGATACCGCCCCACTACCTCCAGCGTATGCGTTTTGCCCAATAGCTACCGAGTTAGCACCAGCAGCGCCATAGCTAGAAGTGTTGTTTGCTATAGCTGCTGCGAAGGAGTCTGTGCCGTTTGTATACGATCCACCTATTGCCGTGGAACCAGCACCATTGGCCACTGATCCACCAGAAACTCCTCCTGCGTTTGATGCTCCGATTGCAGTTGAAAGAGAGCCATTGGCTGTGGCGCTACGGCCTATTGCAGAGGAGTTTGCACCAGCCGCAGAGGAACTTATACCGATTGCTATTGCATAGTCTGCTGTAGCATCTGCCCCTTGGCCTATTGCGGTTGCACCAGTGTTTGTGGCGGTAGTATTGCTCCCAATAGCCACAGCATTAGTCCCAGTAGCACTAGGAGCAGTAGGGCTACTTGGGTTTTCAGCATACAACTCAAGGGCTGCACCACCACCACCAGCATCTGCAAACGTAACAGCGCCAGAGCCGTCTGTGGTTAGTACCTGACCATTGGTGCCGTCTGTAGTGGGTAGGGTGTAGGCAGAAGATATGCGCACTGTATCACTGGTGCTGCCCAGAGTGATTTGGTTGATAGCAGAAGAAGATGCAGATGTTCCAAAGACCAAACTATTAGCATGACTTGCTAAAACTGCATAACCAAAACCAAATGATGCAGATGCTGTTGCGTCTGTGCTTCTACCAATTGCAACACTATCTGCGCCTTCAGCCCTTGCATTGTTTCCAAACGCCATAGCTCTTGAGTTTGTAGCTCTTGCTAAACCCGCACCAATAGCCACAGAGTTAGAACCAGTAGCACCATAAGTAGAAGTGTTGTTTCCAATAGCTGCTGCAAAGCTGTCTGTTCCTGATGCGTAGCTATCTGCTATTGCGGTAGCATTTGCACCAGAAATTGCTTGGGCATTTGCACCGATAGCAACACCACTTGACCCTGTGGCATCACTGTCGGCTCCAATAGATACAGATTTATAACCGCTTGCCCTAGAGCTAGTTCCGATAGCAATAGAACCAGTGTTTGACGATTGACCACCTACCGCAAAAGCATAGACGCCAGTCGCATCACCGTCACCAAGACCCAACGCAAGAGAGCCTGTCGCTGTCGCTGTCGTATTACTCCCAATCGCCACAGCGTTCGAGCCTGTAGCACTAGGCGCAGTTGGACTAGATGGGTTCTCAGCAATCAGCTCACCCTGAAACACATCCTCAGCCGCAGCCGTGATAAACACCACCGCAGAGCCAGTTAAGCTCAGGGCAGCGTCAG